TTGTCGTTCGTTCCGGATTTCTTGGAGCTTTTCTAAATGCTCATTGATAAACTTGATATTGAGACGGCGTTCGTTGATCGGCATATCCATGACTTCAGACCATGAAAAGCCTCCGCCGCCATGATAGGTAAGCTCGAAAACCTCTCTTTTATAAATTTGACGATATTCAACTCCCGGGAAAAAAAAATTCCGCCGTTAGCGGTAGGCTCTCCTCAACCTCTTTCCCCGATGATAATGTAAAGTTAACTGTTAGATCAATATCAGGTGTAATTTTAGTGATATATGCCCTTAGTGGGTTAGAGTCTTTGGCAATTAATGCATTATCAACAAATTCTCTAACTGTTTTAGGTTCATAATCTCCGTTAACAGATATTATTTGTCTTTTTAATCTTGTAGTAATCTCACCGGCAGTCAGGTTGGCTTTCTTGAGGCTCTTTATTTCGGCTTCAATAGCCTTTTCATCTTCTACAGTAAAAAGCTTGAATGATACTGTATTTTTTGAATGAGGCAACTGAAAAGTAAATTCGTTTTTATTTTTAAAAATGCTAGTATCTACAGCTTTATTTTTTAAAGTCTGCAAATTAATAGTAATTGTTTCTTTAGTATCAGTCTCAGAATCTGTATACTCAAAGCTATACTGGGAGCCATAAGCGAGAATACGTGCTGCAATTAATAAAGCATTTCTATCACCTAATAAAAGATCCTCGAATTTTATAGGGGATTTAATAAGAGATTGAAGCATTCTTTCGATTGCTACACCTTGCTTTAATAAATTAACGTTTGTGAGAATATCTTCTTCACGTGCAGTCATGTATTTCATTTCTAAAGTTCCGGAAGAGAGAGGATTGGTGGTTTCGTAAACTTTACCTTGGGAAGGTAATTCGATAGTTTCAGTTGGGATTGTAAACTTTTCGGCCATAATCTTAATTTAGTTATATATTGATAAATATATCAAATATAACTTTTCTTACTTGATCTTAAAAATATCTCGTACAAAACTTACGCCGTACTTATAGAGATCAAAGATTATAACTAAAATTATTCCAAGGATAGTTGAGTAGAGTATAAAGAAAAATATCCAAGTTTGTTGCCATCCATCAGTCTTACCTTCAATGAAGGCTACCCAGATTATAGTAGAAGCACCTGATATCGTCGTCAGAACAAATATAGTGCGTATAACGATAAAGATTAATGCAATCTCTAACCAGAATCTAGCTACTAGATACCCTAAAGCGATTACTGATAAACTAACGATGAATAATGTTAACCAACTCATAACTTTTATTTTATACCTAAATATACGGATTCTCCGCTTTGGAAACAACTTTTTATAGTAAAATAACCTATTGAAAATCAATAAGTTATAAACATTAATATTTCCGTAATACTATAAAAAAAGCCGCTTTTTAGGCGGCTCTCTAACTCGTTGAAAATCAATTAGATACTAGTAGTTTAATATACAATAATCCATACCAATACCTAATTCAACTGTAATTGCGTCTTGATTGGACCAGTCATAAGATCCGAAGTTTGCAGTCTTAACGAAAGCTCCTTTAATAATCCATTCAGAAACTACATCTCCTACAGGACCTAGAATCGAAAGGTTCAAATCTTTCTTATAGAAGTCTGAATATCCGTCGCGTCCTGTTACAGACTCATGTGATAGACGAATCCATTCCATACAAGCTTGTTGTCCGGAAGGTGAAATGGGATTGTAAAGATTTAAGGTCATATCTTGCCATTCAGCTTTACCTTTAATTTTACGATATACGTTAATATGGTCTAGCTTTACTTCATTCAAGTTTACATTAGGTGCGGTAGCACTTTTAATCATGAAGGAAGGAATGCCGTCAATATACATAATAAACCGGTTCTGAACAGTAGGTTCATAGGCGGTAAACATTATTTCATTTGGATCTAGTACTGGCATTTTATTCTATGTTTTATATAAATATCACTTAATGCAGAACTTGTTATTAGGCTTTACTTGATTGACCACCTATCCCAGCACCGCCGGTACCACCTACTGATTTTTGCATTGCACTTGTAGTTGCGCTACCTATTTGCTTTTCTACCTTCTTTACGTCATCAGGGTTGTTAGGATCTAATCCTGGGAACTTTTCAGGATGTGTTTCCATAGCTTTTTTAGCTACGCTTTTCATATGCTTAGTAAGTGCTAAAGTACCCCCGGTAACAAGAGGAAGTATAATAGTAAGACTTTCAATAAAAGATTTTAGGAATTCAGGATCTATGCCTTCAGCAATTTCAGTCTCTATTTCTTCTATTTCATTCTTTTCAGCTACTTTACTCTTAATATTCCTTGTTGCATTTTGAAACGCTTTATCAGCAATATTGATTTGATTTGCAACGCTCCCGTCCTTTAGCTTAGTCATAATGTCGTCTATGAGTTTTCCAATAGCACTAGTTTCAGCATTATCTAAACCTTTCATCATATTAATCTGACGGGCAAGATCAATAAGCTTTGCTTTTAAATCTTGCTTAGAGTAAATAATATTCGGTGTTACATTTTTTGATATATTAAGTCCTCCTGATTTGGGTTTTCCGGCGTCGTATCTAATCTCTTTTACACCTACTTCTTTCTCTTTATGCTCTTTTTCTTTTTTCTCTTTAGTTGCTTTTACTTCCTCCATACCTGCACCAAGGTTTTGCTTAGTCTTAGCTTCAGTTAATACTTGTTTGGCAAGAGATTCAAACAATTGCTTTGATAAATGTAATCTAATCTTTGTACTATTTTTCATTTAGAATTTTTTTTTATTTTTATGCACCGAACGTTACTCCAGTTGGTAGAATGTTAAAGTCGAGTTGAATAAATTCTGCAGTTCTAGTAGGTTGTAAGTAAATAGCACCTACAAGTAGATTGCGATCAATTACATCAGGTGTATTGTTGGTTTCGTCCATTACTACACGGAAAGCATAAAGACCTTGACGTTGCTGTACGTAATCTAGATATGGATTAACTTGAGAAAGAAACTTGTTGCGTGTGACAGCAGTGTTTTGTTCAAATACTAATGTTTGTGCGATCTGACCAATAAATCCTTTTAAGGCTATTAGTAGACGACGAACATTTACTCTATCAAGTGCAGAAGCGCGAGCTTGTAAAGTCTTCTGCCCGTAGACTACTGTACCTTGTCCTGGAAATACTGCTATAGGGTTAACTCTGCCGCTGTATAATGTATTGCGTTGACCTACAGTTAAACGTCTTTCAGGCTGAATTACAGTAGGTAGACCTCCGCGATTTAATCCTGCAGGAGCAAACCATTCAGCAGATACCTTATCATTATACTCGTATACTCCGGGGATAATTACTGAAGCAGGGACAAAGTTTAATTTTCCGGTTTCGTTAGAACGAACCTGTACCCATGGCCAGTAAGTAGCACCATAGCTGTTATCATAAGATTGCGCTGCTATTGTTACAGAGCTAATAGCTTGGTTATATCCGACCATATCTACTACTGCAATAGCGTCGCCGCGGTTTTGTACTGTTGAAAGTAAACTGCTAATTATTGAGCTAGCGTTTTGATTTGATATCCCTGGTGCGTAGATTGAATCGAAAACGTACTGATCTTGGTTGGATAGTAAGTTTATTGCAGTTGTATAGTTATCGGGGAATACGCCTTGAATATTAGTACCTGAGCTAGCGCCTGTAGAGCTAACAGTTGGAATAGCTTCAAATAGATTGAGAGCTGCTAAACCGAAGCATCCAAATAAAGGACCGCTTGCTGCACCAAATGAACCGTTCTCAGATCCGCTTCCGTTTATAGGAATGGATGCAGTATATTGTTGATAAGCAACACCTTGAGGATTTAAGTAGTTTGGCGTAGGTAAATTAACAGTCTTTACTCTTACATACAATGAAGTATTTGGATAGCTTCCAGTAATCTCTAAATATTTTTGACCGTCACTATCAGTTGCTACGTTTTGAGTTTGATCTCCAATTACGTAAGCTATATAGTTATTTTGGTTAGGATCTAATGAAAGATTAGTCCAGGTTTCAAGTACTGTTTGATTAGAAGTATAATCATCACCTCTCCTAATTAATAAAGTAAACAAGCCGGAAGCTGAATCCGCTTGTGTTATCTGCCATCTAATATTACTTGCTGATCCAGAAGGTAAAATACCGTTAGTAGCCGTAGATGCACCTTGACTGTTGTTCATGATAGTTCCTACTGAAAGAGTCTCGAGAACAAAAGGAGATGTATTGGCTATACTACATGATATAAGAGATGAAGTTGCTGCAGTATAAGACCCGCTAGCAACTCTAGTCACCAATAAAGACGTACCTCCTTGCTGGAAATAATTAAAAGCAGCTTGAGAGGTCAAATATTCGTAAGTATTGCTATGGGAAATAAAAGTAGTTCCGAATTTAGCTTTATACTGAGAATATGAAGTAACGAGGGTAGGGATATCAGGCTTTCCTATTACAGTAGGACCGATTAGAGCTGCGCCTACGGTTACTGGGCCTGCTGTTACTTGAGAAAGGTCGTTTTCTCTCAGGAATACGCCTGGTGAAATTAATGCTTCTGCCATTTTTATAATTTATTTCTAGTAATAAATATCAGTCCATAAAGGCAAAACCTAATTTATTCCCAAGGAGTAACTTATATTAGCTTATGCACGAGCTATTTCGCCAGTTTCTGGGTTTATAGTGCCGTCTCCGTACTTCTGGCCGAACTCATTTAGCTGTGTCCGTTGTTTTAAAGCGTTAGCTTTTACAGCTTCTTTTAGGTTCTCTAATTCGAGATCGAGTAATGTTCTTTGGAAATGTAACTCGCCAAGTATTGCAGCTAGGCGATTAGCTTCTGTTCGGTGAATTTGAAACTCTTGTAACTCTTCAGGAGTTAATTTTTGATTTTGCATATTATTTTTTATTTGCAACTTTTTTAGTTAATTTTTTAGCTTTTTCAGGCTTTACTTCCACAACAGGAGCTTCCTTTGCAGGCTCAGGCTTTACAAAAAAGCTCTTTAATTTGTTGAGAATGTTTGCTAGCTTCATGATTTTGAGGTTTTTTATAAATAGTAAGATTAATTAGTAGGTCTAATATATAAATATCAAAATATACGGTAGAATCAACTTACTATAACTAGTTTTATAGAATCTATATCTACTTTATAATCAGCCGTTTATTGAAAATGTTCTCCGCCTACCCAGAATACTAGAGATCTACGTAAGCCTCTAGTAACTCTAGTAACTCTATGCATCATATAAGAAGGGAATACAAATACAGCGCCTTTGTCTCTAGAAGCAGTAACGTAGTTGTCTCCACCTAACCAATACTGCAAATCGCCTCCTCCATATTCATCAGGTCCAGCAAGCTGTACAACTAGAGAAACTTTTCTCAAAGATGCAGAACCAGGTCCGATGTCTTGATGCCATACGTAATGTCCGCCTTCAGATGCTAAATACTCTGTATACTGAATGTTATCAACTATATGGTGTAAATTAAAATTCCATAGAACGTCATTTGCTTCAATAACGCATGCCATTAAACGTTCATAAAGCCATTCCCATTGAGTGTTTTTTGGAATCCATTTCAAACGTGAAGATCGTATTTTCTTAGCTTCGTTGCCATCCCCAATTACAGTAGCTTCTTCAAAATTAAGAGAATTTAAATCTTGATCGATTTTACCAAACTCTTCTACACTAAACTTAGTCAGGTAGTAGTAGTAATTTTGCGGATCGTTTTCCTTCTTGGGAAAGGTGTAGGTTGTTAACATTGCTTTTATTTTAAATATTGATTTGTTTGCTTCTAACGAATTCTAGATCAAAAGTAGTTGCTGAAATAGGAAAAGCCTCGTTATTGAAAGGATTCTTATATGGATCAGTCATTCTCCAACCTTTACCCCATTTTTTATTCAAATATTCGAAATTAATTTTATTTATCTCTGAGAGACGGGTTTGAAGTTCTAAACTTGATTTTACTGTTTGACTTCCGTGTTTATAGTATTCATGTGCGAATCCATCACCATGGTAATAAGATCTAGTCAAGCTATATATACGTTTGAGAGGTTTTGCCCAGACTCTCATAGTATAATCAGCATCTTCACAGTAAGCGGGAGATAGGTTCTCATCGAATAGTCCATATTCCTGTATTACCCAGTCTTTAATTAAAAATAAGTCCCATGAACCATCGTCAAAGTCTCCGCCGTATCCGTGAACTATCCCTACATCCTGTTGTTGAGAGGCTTGTACCATCTCCTTCAAAAAGCCTTCAGTAAATGCTACATCGTCGTTTGTAATAATCCAGAAAGGGGCTAGTATATACGACTTTAATATAAGATTCCATACACAAGGGATCCCTAAATTAGCCGGTAGATGACAGATCGTTAGTTTATCTACAAAATAATTTTTATTCATATGCAGGTCTTCTAACTGCTGTGTTATCTCCCCTTTACCGTTGTTATTAAAAATCACGAAATTCTCTACTGGATAATCGATACTATAATATAGTCGCTGAACCCACCGAGGATTTTTCATAACTGGAGCTCCTATAACTGGTATTTTCATATCATTAATTTAAATCTATGATTTTGATCCTTGGTAATAAAATAATAGATTTTGCTTGAATTTCCAACGCCAAGGACTTAATTATATACTCTGCAAAATTATGTGCAAGTATTAGTATGTAATCTGGGGGAAATACTTTAAGGGCAGATCTATCCACAACTTTTATTCCGGTACCGGGTATATACTTACCTTGCTTTAAATTAGTATCATCTACTACATAGTCTATATGTTCATCGGTAAGTTGCATAGCATTAAGATAGATACATCCTTTAGCGGCAGCCCCGAAACCTGCTATACTCTTTCCTTCTCTTTTTAAATTTAAAATAAAGTCTCTTGACTGTTCGATATGTAGCTTAACTTCTCTTCCCCATTCTAGATACTCTTCTATTGAAGACTTCTCATTCTCTAAAATAGGTTTAACACTATAATCACATGTTTGAAAAGCCTCACCTATCTCCCCTTTATGAGTAATAAGTAGTCTCATAGTACCGCCATGAATAGGATACTTAACGGCTTTTATGACTCTGAGATTATATTTATCAAATAATTTTGTTAACGGACCTACATTATAATAATAAACGTGTTCGTGATATACTTGATCGAATTGGTTAGTTTCAATACTGGTTTTCCAATAAGGAAATTCAAGGCACCAAATTCCGTATTTTTCTAAACTATTAGAGATACCTTCTACAAAACTTTCTATAGTTTCGGTATGTTGGAAACAATTAGTAGTAACTATTAATTTGAATTTTTTATTTAAATCAGAAGCCGTTTGTACATTCCAAAAAGTATTAATAGAATTTATTCCGTTTTTAATAGCAATTTCGGTTAAATTTTTTGATGCATCTATATTAAGAACATCTAGTCCGGGTTTTAATTTGAGAAATGTTTTTAATAATGTACCATCATTTCCTCCTATATCTAAAACCTTATCTCCTTGTTTAAGATACAAATATCCATCTAAAAATTGAAACATCTCTTCACAATGTTCAATATAAGGATAAGATACACCTGATTTATAGGGATAGTTTGTATAAAGAATTTCAGGATTAACAATATGAGTTAGAGTACAAAGTTCGCTTTCAGGAAAATATTGAACTGCTAACGGATAGCGGTTACAGGTCAAAGATTCAAGCCGGCTATAACATAAATTATTTACTAACGGTAGATCTCCTAAGTTAAAAAATTCAATAGGATTTTTATCACCAGTTATAGGACAGACTCGTAAACTTTTTTTAATATTCATTAATCCTAAACTTGATCAAAAAAGAATATATGAAATAATCTACTATTTTCCATATTGTATCCAAAATAGTTAACACCGGAGTGAATAAGTCCGCCATCAAATATTACTAGTCTATTAAAGATGTTTCCGACTGTATCTACCATTTCATAAGGTGTACCATCTAGGAAAGTATGCCCGGGAAACACTTTAAATCCATCGCCTAGCGGACCCCAGTCCATTTGAGTATTGTGGTGTATCTTTGTTTCTCTATGACGGTAGAAACAGGTTCCAGACTGTGGCGGTGCATCAGGCGTTAGGTAAATTACAGCTGCCCATTTTTGAACATCACAATGGAATACTGAAGGCGTTCCTCCTGAACAGTATTGAAAGCGTCCGTTAATACCTTCATCGTACCATCCTAGACCTGTTTCGGTATGATCGGCTATTTTTACACCGATAATACTCTCAAACCTTTCCTTCAATCCGTCAAAGAAAAATTGCTTACGAGTACGCATTCCTACAGAACCTTCTCCGGGAAAGTAAGTTTGTTTTAGTGCAAAATCTCTTACTCCAAAAGGATCGTCGTAGAAGTGATCGACTACGAAAAAGCGCTTATCCTTGGCTCGGGATACGGTAAAATTATCGGCTTCAATTATTCCCCATTCTGAATCAGGATTACGATCTACATATTTCATATTTCAATTTTTAATCTTAGTAGGTACTTCGTCTAAAATATATTTACTTATGTCTTGCTTAGTTACCGAGAATGGTTCACTTATTGCATGAGACCCTCTACAGTATCTACAGAACTTAGGTATCATTTTTCTAGCCATCGTCTATTCTTCAGAATTATAGATTTTTTTAGATTCCATTTTTCAGAACTTCAGGTTTAATGCCATTTTCGCAAAACTGACAAAGTTTAAAACAGGAAAATGGAGTCGGCATAATCTCATCATATTCTTGTTCTGAGAGGTTTCCTAATATTTGATCGAGTCCGTAATCCATACAACAGAGCGAAACGTCTCCGTTAGGTAGTAAGACGTTATGATACAGCTTTTCATCACAGTTACAGGTTAGCTCTTCTTTACCATGATAAATAGTTTTGAACTTATCTTTTATATTTAAGAGTTCAGGTTTTAGAATAGATTCATGTACAAGATTACCGGCTCTTGACCACATATCACTAGGTCTGATATTATCGAATACATGCCGTACTTTTTTATGAACCGTACCCATACTCATAAGATAAAAGTTCTGAATCTCATGATTGACTTTTCCTACATGCTCTACTAATTCTATATACTTATCGGTAATAGGATGCTTTGCATAAAGTTCATCATCGGGGAGGTGAAAGACGAAACCGCCGTTAGGACCGCTAGAAAAAGGAATATGTTTAATTCTCTCGATATCAGATATTTTCATTCCGATACCGGTAGTAAAAACGGCTATATCATGCCCGGCTTCATACGCATAGATAAGCATATCGGTGCATTCTCTATGCAACCATGGTTCTGTAAATCCTGCGAAAGTAATTCTTACCTGAGTGGGTAGTTTATTTATAATTTTTTTATAATCATCTAGACTGAGGCTTTTGTTGCCCTTATATCTATCAACTAATAACCTCTGGGGACAGAATACGCAATCAACTGCACATCCTTTAGGTGGAATAGAGGTAGTAATCTCTAGCGTAGGATAAGGAGTAGATTTCCAAAAATTATTTAATTGTTTCATAGAAAAATATCCCTAGCAATCTTTACGCTACTATCTGTATTTTTAATTTTGTCTATCAATGCTCTGTCAATAAGTTGTGGGTGAACGTACCAATCTTCATAATCGCATCCTTGACGAGGTGCAATATTTGTAAGTATTAATTCATAGCCCTTTGATAATAAATATTCTCTTGATTTTTGTTTATACGATTTTGATTCGTCATTATAATAATCATGCTCGTAGGTTATTACACCAAAGCTATACTTATCAAAAGGTATTCTCTGTAGTATCTCATACGTAATAGCAGGCGGGTCGCAGTCTAACTGCAGGTAATCTATTATATACGGCATTTTGCATTCTTCAAGTAGATTAACATAATTTACTTGGGCAGCATCCCTACATACAGCCGTATTGATTCTATCTCTAAGATACCTTTCTGCTGATTCAGTTTCTATATCAATTGATACACCGCTCCAATCATACTTAGATTCTAATAGATAAGTATTATTACCGAAGAATGGAAATCCTGCACCTATCTCTAGGTAAGTACCTTTCTTCTTACCTTTATTGAGATAGAGTATAAACATATCTTGAAATGCTTCAGAATAGTTTCTATCTACTAAATTAACGTGTTTAAATGGATATTTTAACTGATTAATATTACTATTGGTATAGAGACTTAAATCTCTTGCTGATACTTCAAGTTCTTGATCTTTAGTTTTAAGGAAGGAAATAAAATCACTGTCTTCTTTCCATCCGTTCATAAACTTCAAATTATTGACAGTTGCTTTTTTATGATCCCTATCAAGAGGTTCATAGACAGATAGATAATGAAATAACCTTCTTGATTCATTGCATAAACCTGTCCACCAACTAGTTATAGCTCTCTCAAAGATTAATCCATAATATCCGGGATAAGATAGAACAGTTCGCAATTTAGTAGGAGTCCTTGTCGTCATCTTTTCTCCTATACATGCAGTCATATACCCGCTAAACCATTTTTGTGTTTCTTCGTAGAACTTACTTAGAAAATAATACCCTTCCGGGCGATGTGGCATCAAAGCAACAGCATGCTGAAACATTCCTTCTACAGAATTGTTCCGGCATCCCTGACTATTAAAGCACATACCTGCTCTTAGTAGTGATTCATACCGCATCAGATCATCGTGGGTTCTTTCAGCAGCTCTTAAATAAAATGATACGGCTGAGGCTGTTTGACCAATTTTATGATAGTGAGTACCCATGTAAAAATTAACTTCTGGACTTTCAGTAGCTTGAATGAAATGAGCTAGCATTGCATCCAGTATATTGCTTTCATCCATAAATTCGTAGAATGCAGGTAACGAATAGATATTCATCCAATCGTACTTGTGGTAGGTAAAGTTTTCGTAATTAACTTCTCTATCTACTCTAACTTTATTTTGCTTACCGCGTCTAATTACACCTAATCCCATATCTACATCAATGGTAAACATTTCTAGGTCTCCTCTAGTTTGACGCAAATTTACAAACGCTTTCCAGCAATCTCCCGTCCACATACCCCCGCGGAAAGGATTTATTTGCATATCCTCGCTGGTTGGTAACATATTGTGACAAACAATTATACCGTCAGGATTTAGACAACCTAGTGAATTAATAATATCTCTATAAACTTGGTCTACGTGATGTAAACCGTCTATAAAAATAAGATCGAACTTCTCATTATTGGCTATAAAAAAATCATCAGAGGTTTGTTGTACTATTCCAGGACTATCAACGTATGGATCCACACCGGCTTTAAAAGGGATATCTATGTTATCGAAAGTAGCCCTTTGATCGATACCTACTTCTAGATATTTTTTAGCGTCAATTTTTTTTGCTAAATAATTTATAATATGAACCTTACTCATTACAAATTGAATTTATTTTCTACAACCTTATACTCGTATCCATGCACAAAATCGGTACCGTTAAAATCTCTATTAAATTCTTCTTCTACTAATTCTACCCACGTTTTTTTACTGTTAAAATACCAAGCAGTATCGGCGTTATCGTCTTTATGTCCCCAATTCTTAACCTTTTTTAACATCTGCTCTCTATCTCTGACCCAGGAGTAGTGATGCATTACAACTTTACCATCAGGTCCGAGGATAGGGCTTCCAGGCCAGTCTCCGTGTGCTAGTCTATTTTCCTCCCATAAACGCTGGTAGAATTGCTTTAATTCAAGCTTATGATTCAGGTCCCAATTTATACAATCGCTTTTTCTTATTAATACACCGGCAGATTCTGTTTTTTTAGCTTGATAAATAGGTTCTCTAAAGTACCAATGGCAGGTAAAATTAAAACAATGGTTTTTATGTTTATTTAACTCGAACCAATCACCAAAGTTATCATCAACTATTTCATCAGAATCTATAAATAATACCCATTCGTTCTTTGCAAGATCTAGGGCAGTTTTTCTACTTAGGTTGTGATAATAAACTGGTGATTGAGAGAAGCCTTGCCATTCGATTATCTTAAGTTTACATTTATCGAATCCGGATATAATTTCTTTAGATTTTTGAAGAAGTTCAGCATCTTCAGGTTCGCCGCTATAAAAATGATCACAAATTGTGACAATTACTTCATCGCTAAACTTACTAACTTGAGTAAGATTTGCTTTCAAGAATCTAAAATCATTAGTATTGTATTGAAGTGCGGTTGATATCACTTTTTAATTATATTAGGTCCTAGTTCTTTTACTGGTACGCCTGCATACTTATGATTGGCTTTTAATGTAGATTTCTTACCTACGAATGCACTAGCACCAATCATACACCCTTCGGGTATGTTTAGTTTTTGATGTATTACTGCGTTTAATCCAATATTTGTTTTCTTACCTATCACGGAATGTCCGCCTACTTTTGCACCGCAGGATAAGGTAACATTATCATGCAATATTGCATCATGCCCAACGTGCGTATGTTTCATAAGATAGCAATTTTCTCCTACTGTAGTCATTCTATCTACACCTGCATCTATAGTAACTAATCCTGTCAGTCTAGAACCTTTTTTAACAAGTACACCTTTATTTTCTAAATCTTCTTTACCTCTCCATTCAGCAGGAAATCCAATAACGCAGTAAGGACCAATATAAACACCGTCCTCTATAACTACATTATCGGCAATGAGTGCTGTAGGATGAACATAAGTCTTATTGCCCATCGATAAAACTTTCAATAAAGGTTTTTGGTACTCTCAATAGGAATGCTGCATTATCTTGAAATCCAAAAGAAATCAAATAATCATCCTTGTACTCAGCCATTCCTATACTAAATTCTACGTCGGCATCTAAGAAATGAAATTCAGGAGTATATTTAATAATATTAAAGTCTTTATCCCATACTATAAAACGATGATGATAGACTGCATCTTTTCTGCCTTCTTCACTATTGAATAAACCTACTTCATGAGTTATTGCAAAATATCCGTCCCTAAAAGGGAGTACCTGTGTACCACCTCTCAAGTCTCTAGGTAGTTCTGTATACTTACTCAAACTCACTGTTTTTGAAGTACAGGTTTCAGGATCAATTTTTACTACTTCAGTCGGATTACCCCACTTGATGTAATGAAAAGGCATATCAATAATAGGCATCCAATTTTTCTCACAATAAGAATCAGGGTCGTTTGGTGGTTCTATTCTCTTTCTGCTGATTTCTTTTACGCCGGAATTATAAACCTTTATTTCGCATAATTCCATTCTACCCTGACCATTAGTAGTAGTATCCCTTCTTACGCCAGAAAGATAAGTTCTATTATCCCATTCAAAAATACGAGCATCCTCTAAACCTACAAAGTCCCAAAGAGGTTCATAGGTATCGAATTTACTAGTGTCAATCTTAAATGATTGATTAATTTTTAAATCCTTTTTAATAGTACAATACCAATTCCAGGTTCGAAGATGTATATCATTTTCAGGATGAATATAGGTAAGGGGTCCGTAGGGGTGTTGAAATAGTTTCTTCTCGGAATGATAAAAGGTATAGTTAACGTGACGGACTATAACAATAATCTTTCCGTCCTTAACCATTACTGAAGGATTCATTAATCCGGTACCGCTAGTATGTTCAGAAGGGATGATAAGCGGGGTAATATTACCGCCTGCTTTTAAAACTTGTTTAACCAAATTTCTTTCCAAAACACTTATTTTAATTTAATATACGAAACTTTTATTTATATATAAACTATTTTTTAGGCCAAATATCCAATGGGTTGTATAGAGTTCCTCCTTGATTTAGGAAAGGAGTTAAGTTTGTACCTAAAGTTTGTCTTTCGGTTTTATAGTCTCCTTTAGTATCTTGCCAGATATCTGTTAATATAAAATCGTAGGATTTAGTAGGGGTATAATTGAAGATATTGCCGCAGATGATATTGACTTTCGGTTGTAAGAATCCTGCAGATTGAATAAGATCAATACAATCCTGATCGATTTCAACAACATCGATAGTATCACAAAAAGGTTGAACTAGGTAAGGTGCAACGCCTAATCCTAAACCGCAGCATAAAATAGAGTTAAAGTTTTTACCATACAATCCATCAAGAAATTCATCTTCAATAAATTTACTATAATCGGTATATATAGTACCTTCAAAGGCTTTTTCTAAGTTTAGAATATTTGCATTTAACCTTGGAGAGTATTTACTTATTATTCTCCAGTCCTTATTTCTAATTGTAGTTATATTCAGTTCTGACAGTAATCCTTTTCGTAAACCCGTTTTTGTTAGCATTATTTTATTTTTAGCATGTAACTACATACCCCGATTTATCGACTGCTACAGTTATACCAAACTTCATAGCGAAGCTTGACTCTAGGAAATCTGAATATTGTCCGGGACAGGAGCCGGGATAATCGTATGTACCGCCATAATCATAATTAAGAGAGCCTGGACAGTACGTAACACCTACTGCGTCATAGTATGCAGGAGTTGCAGCTTTACCTATTTTACGTATTCCTACGTAAACAGTATTTCCTGACTGCCCTAAACCTCCTTTTGTACTAACAGGGAAAATATATCTTACGCATTCGTCATAACTAGAACGGTTATATCCTAAATTTTCAATTAAAGTCTCCGTACCTGTAGTACCGACTTTAAAATATAATCCCCAGTCGGCAAAATTTTCATTATAAGGATCGACATAGAAGTTTACATCTGCCTGAATTGTACCGGGACAGCCTTGTCCGTAAAAGAACCCCATATTGTACGGGGCATTAAATTCAGGTGAAAACGCGTAATTGGTGTTCCACTGGTGGTAAAGCGAAAAACCACCACTTGTATCATCATAAAGGCACGAGTTCTCGGAGGCTACATAATAAATACTACTATAGTTTAAATAAGGATCACCTAAAAAAAGAGGTCCTGATCCTGCTAAAAAAGTTGCCATACTTACTTACCTTTTAACTTTTCAACTTCTTCTTGAAGTTCCTTAATAGCTTCAATAAGTAATACTACTATTTTCTCGTATTTAACGGCCTTGTATCCATTGTCACGTGTAGTTACTACTTCAGGTAGTACCTTCTCTATTTCTTGGGCTATGACTCCAATGTCATGTCCAATGTTTTCATGAATACCTTCAGCTTCAATCCAATCAAATTCGTATCCGGTTATATGTGATAACTTCTCAAGCGCACTCTCTAGTCTAAACTTATTAGCCTTTAATCTCTCATCTGAAGAGTAATAAGCTACAACGTCATTGGTTGCTCTAATTAAACCTGTTGTTGTTGGGGTACTTGTACCTACCCCTAATGCTCCGGCTACATACAACGTAGTACCGTCAAATGTTAAGTTACCCTCTGCATTAATAGTTGATGAGTTAACTGAAGTTATAACACGGTTATCAGATGGATTGGTATAGGAGGTAATACCTGCACTTGGACCTGTCGGTCCTGTTGTACCTTGTGGTCCTGTTCCTCCTGTTGTACCTTGTGGTCCTGTTCCTCCTGTTGTACCTTGTGGCCCTGTTCCTCCTGTTGTACCTTGTGGTCCTGTTGGGCCAGTGATACCTTGTCTACCTTGAATACCTTGAGCACCAGTAGTTCCTTGAGGTCCAGTAGGTCCTGTTATACCTTGTATGCCTTGAGCACCAGTCGTACCTTGTGGTCCTGTTGGGCCAGTGATACCTTGTCTACCTTGAATACCTTGAGCACCGGTCGTACCTTGTGGCCCTGTTCCTCCTGTTGTACCTTGTGGTCCTGTTCCTCCTGGTGATCCTGTTCCTCCTGTTGTACCTTGTGGCCCTGTTCCTCCTGTTGTACCTTGTGGTCCTGTTGGGCCAGCTCCTCCTGTTGTACCTTGTGGTCCTGTTGGGCCAGCTCCTCCTGTTCCTCCTGTTGTACCTTGTGGTCCTGTTGGTCCTGTAGGACCTGTTATACCTTGTATTCCTTGAGCACCAGTCGTACCTTGCGGACCTGTTGGTCCAGTAGGTCCAGTTATACCTTGTATTCCTTGAGCACCAGTTGTACCTTGTGGTCCTGTTGGTCCTGTAGGACCTGTTATACCTTGTATTCCTTGAGCACCAGTCGTACCTTGCGGACCTGTCGGTCCAGTAGGTCCAGTTATACCTTGTATTCCTTGAGCACCAGTCGTACCTTGCGGGCCGGTAGGTCCTGTAGGACCTGTTATACCTTGTATTCCTTGAGCACCAGTCGTACCTTGCGGGCCTGTTGGGCCAGTGATACCTTGTCTACCTTGTATGCCTTGAGCACCAGTGGCTCCTTGTGGACCTGTTGGTCCTGTAGGACCTGTTATACCTTGTATTCCTTGAGCACCAGTCGTACCTTGCGGACCTGTCGGTCCTGTAGGACCTGTTATACCTTGAATACCTTGTGGACCTGTTGGCCCTGTAGGCCCTGTTGTACCTTGCGGTCCTGTTGGCCCTGTAGGTCCTGTTGTACCTTGGGGTCCTGTTGGCCCTGTAGGCCCTGTTGTACCTTGCGGTCCTGTTGGCCCTGTAGGTCCTGTTGTACCTTGCGGTCCTGTAGGTCCTGTTGGTCCTGTTATACCTTGAGTACCTTGGACACCTATATTACCTGTTCTACTAAATTGAACTGCTAATAAAGCCCCATTAGATGGTAAAGTACCACTAATATAAGAAACAGGGATTTCATAATAACCTGAATCAGCAGTTACTGCTCCTGTTACTTGGAATTGATTAACAACTGTACCTGTATCTCTGCTATATATTGTGATGACACCTCTTGCTGAGGTTGTTGTTGAATCATCCCAAGTATCATACCATGCAGTTTGAGAATTACCTAATTGATCAACATTATCTATAAAAATAGTTGTTACTGAACTAATTGTACCACTATTATATTTGAATATTCCAGCTCCTGGGTCAGAATCAGTTGTGCTTGTAGAGAAATTATAAGGTACTCCTCCTTTTTGTCCTGTAGCACCTTGAATACCTTGAGTACCGGTAGCCCCTTGCGGGCCGGTAGGTCCTGTAGGACCTGTTATACCTTGAATGCCTTGAGCACCAGTCGTACCTTGCGGGCCGGTAGGTCCTGTAGGACCTGTTATACCTTGAATGCCTTGAGCACCAGTCGTACCTTGCGGGCCGGTAGGTCCTGTAGGACCTGTTATACCTTGAATACCTTGAGCTCCTGTTGCGCCAGTAGCCCCTTGCGGACCTGTTGGTCCAGTAGGTCCAGTTATACCTTGTATTCCTTGAGCACCAGTAGTTCCTTGAGGTCCAGTAGGTCCTGTTGGGCCGGTTATACCCTGAATTCCTTGAGCGCCAGTAGTTCCTTGCGGACCTGTCGGTCCTGTAGGACCTGTTATACCTTGTATTCCTTGAGCACCAGTCGTACCTTGCGGGCCGGTAGGTCCTGTAGGACCTGTTATACCTTGAATGCCTTGTGGACCTGTTGGCCCAGTAACACCTTGAATACCTTGCGGTCCAGTTGGCCCAGTAGGTCCAGTTATACCCTGGATACCTTGTATCCCTTGAGCGCCAGTCGTACCTTGGGTACCTGTAGTACCTTGGGTACCTTGAATGCCTTGAATACCCTGTATACCTTGCGTACCTTGAGGTCCTGTAAATCCTGTTGGTCCAGTTATACCTTGTATTCCTTGAATTCCTTGGGCTCCTGTAGTACCTTGCCTACCTTGAATTCCTTGGATACCCTGAATGCCTTGTGTACCTTGAGGACCAGTTACGCCTTGAATGCCTTGTGCGCCGGTTATACCTTGAATACCTTGCGGTCCGGTTGGTCCGGTAGGTCCAGTTATACCCTGGATACCTTGAATACCCTGAGCACCGGTAGTACCTTGTGTACCCTGAGGACCGGTAGTACCTTGAATACCCTGTATACCTTGTATTCCTTGAATGCCTTGTGTACCTTGAGGTCCTGTTGTTCCTTGAGTTCCAGTTATACCTTGAATACCCTGTATACCTTGCGTACCTTGAGGTCCTGTAAATCCTGTTGGTCCTGTTATACCTTGTATACCTTGAATTCCTTGTGCACCAGTAGTACCTTGTGTTCCTTGAATTCCTTGGATACCCTGAATGCCTTGTGTACCTTGAGGACCAGTTACGCCTTGAATGCCCTGCGTACCAGTTGTTCCTTGTGTTCCCTGTGTTCCTTGAGGTCCAGTAGTTCCTTGTATACCTTGAATACCTTGGATACCTTGTGTTCCTTGTGTTCCTTGAGGTCCAGTAGTTCCTTGTATACCTTGAATACCTTGGATACCTTGGATACCGGTATTGCCTTGAATACCTTGGATACCTTGGGTTCCTTGTGTTCCTTGTGTTCCTTGGGTACCGGTATTACCTTGTATCCCTTGAGTGCCTTGGGTTCCTTGCGTACCTTGCGGTCCTGTTGTACCTTGTATACCTTGAATTCCTTGAGTTCCTTGGGTGCCTTGTATACCCTGGATTCCTTGTGTTCCTTGAGTACCTTGTATGCCTTGTATACCTTGTGTACCAATTGTACCTTGAGTACCTTGCGTACCTTGTATTCCCTGTATGCCTTGAATACCCTGTGTACCTTGCGTGCCTTGAATACCTTGTATACCTTGGGTACCTTGTACACCCTGTGTACCTTGCGGTCCTGTAATACCTTGGATACCTTGAGTTCCAGTTAAGCCTTGTACTCCTTGAATGCCTTGCGTACCTTGCGTTCCCTGTGTTCCTTGTGTTCCTTGAGTACCAGTATTACCTTGTATACCTTGAGCGCCAGTTGTACCTTGTGTACCTTGTATACCTTGTATTCCCTGAATGCCTTGGATGCCTTGAGTACCTTGAGTACCTTGGATGCCTTGAGTTCCTTGAGGACCGGTAGTTCCTTGTATGCCTTGTATACCTTGTGTACCGGTTGTACCTTGAATACCTTGAATTCCTTGTGTACCTTGAATGCCTTGTATTCCTTGAGTTCCTTGAGTTCCCTGTGTACCTTGCGTACCTTGTATTCCTTGTATACCTTGGATTCCTTGAGTTCCCTGGGTTCCTTGCGTACCAGTGTTACCTTGTATCCCTTGAATTCCTTGAGTACCTTGAGTACCTTGCGGTCCTGTTGTACCTTGAATTCCCTGAATACCTTGTATTCCTTGTGTACCCTGGGGGCCTTGTATACCCTGTGTACCTTGGGTACCCTGAATCCCTTGAATTCCTTGAATTCCTTGCGTACCTTGGATTCCTTGCGTACCTTGAGGGCCAGTAATACCCTGGATACCTTGGGTTCCAGTTATGCCTTGTACCCCCTGTATACCCTGTATTCCTTGCGTACCTTGTATGCCTTGGATACCCTGCGTTCCTTGAGTCCCTTGAGTCCCTTGCGTACCTTGTATTCCCTGTATACCTTGAATGCCTTGCGTACCTTGCGTGCCTTGAATACCCTGTGTACCTTGAATACCTTGAATACCTTGTATACCTTGTGGTCCTGTAATACCTTGAATACCTTGTGTACCGGTAGTTCCTTGCACTCCTTGAATGCCTTGGGTACCTTGTGTTCCCTGTGTTCCTTGTGTTCCTTGTATTCCTTGAGTACCTTGTACGCCTTGAATCCCCTGAGTGCCTTGAGAACCTTGTATACCTTGTATACCTTGAATACCTTGAATACCGGTAATACCCTGTACGCCTTGTATTCCTTGTGTACCTTGTATTCCTTGAATACCTTGTGTACCGGTAGTTCCTTGCACTCCTTGAATGCCTTGTGTGCCTTGTGTACCTTGTATTCCTTGAGTACCCTGTGTACCTTGTATTCCTTGTATTCCTTGTATTCCTTGAATACCTTGTGTTCCTTGACTACCTTGAGCACCAATTATGCCTTGTACGCCTTGAATTCCTTGAGTACCTTGCGTGCCTTGTGGACCGGTAATACCCTGTACGCCTTGAATTCCTTGGGTTCCTGTTAAGCCTTGAATTCCTTGAATACCCTGTGTTCCTTGTGTACCTTGAATACCTTGTATGCCCTGTAGTCCCTGGGTTCCGGTTGAGCCCTGAATACCCTGAGTTCCTTGAGGACCGGTAGTTCCTTGTATACCTTGTATTCCTTGTATTCCTGTATTACCTTGTATTCCTTGGGTTCCTTGTATTCCTTGGGTTCCTTGAATACCTTGAATGCCTTGGATTCCGTTATTACCTTGAATACCTTGAATTCCTTGAGTACCTTGTATGCCTTGCGTACCTTGGATGCCTTGGGTTCCGTTATTACCTTGAATACCTTGAATACCTTGAATTCCTTGAGTACCTTGTATGCCTTGCGTACCTTGGATGCCTTGAGTACCGGTATTGCCTTGAATACCTTGAATTCCTTGAGTACCTTGTATGCCTTGCGTACCTTGTATGCCTTGTGCGCCTTGAGTGCCGGTATTGCCTTGAATACCTTGAATTCCTTGAGTACCTTGGAGACTAAGATTAGTTCTATATTTAAAAGTTCCATCCGTATCAGTTACTACTACATTAGTTTCAGTTGAACCTAAAGGTATAGCCGGAACGGCAAGTGATCCGGAAATAGAGAGAGATCCTGTAACTTGTGAATTATTTAGGGCCTTTAGGCCGTTACGGACAATAAATTCATTCGCCATGTTTATCTCCCTTAGTTCACTTTCCCTAAGGTAGGGGTTTTATATATGCTAATATATTATATAAATAGTTAAAATCTTGTTTATAGCTAAATAAATCACTATAGAATCCAAGGAGATTGCTTTATAACAAAAGTAGGATTCAATTTATTTTCAAGCTTTTCTTTAAGGTCAGTCTTAAGGTTTTTTACACCCTCCTCTCCTAGCATGTATTCAACCCACTCCTGTATTATAGGTGATGTTAAGTCTTGAAAAGGAATAAAGCTTCCAGAAGGTGATATCGGAAGTATCTCTTGAAATCCACCTACTGATCCACTAACAGACCCTATAGTTGCTCTAAGTTCGTAAAAAACTTTAGTAACAACATCATTATGTTCAGTCGATGTAGGGCAAATAAAAAGTGGATTGAAGTGCCAAGTAAAGGTAATATCTGAAAGATTCAAAGCCATAAATTTTTATTTAAATAAGTCTATAAGTTGTTTTTATATCCCAAGTATCTCCATTTATTGTTGCTCTTAATAAAGCATTAGCACCACTTAAAGCTACACTCATTGTGACAAGTGTAGTACTTCCAATGTCTGTTGTTGAATTATCAGTAAAGTTTATACTACTACCATCCCAAACAGACATCACTGTACCAGCTCGAGCATTACCTCCACTTGAAGCTACATAATCAAAAAAACCGGCTCTAAATGAACCTGTGGATATAGAAACAATTGTTGTTGTACCTACACCAGCGGAAGCTCCTTGAGCTGAATATTGTGAGGATGAAATATTAAATACAGAAGCAGCAGAAGCAGAAGCAGCAGTTCCGGATAGAGAACCGGTGAATGATTGAGCTACAACATTTGTAGCTACTGTCAACGAGTTTAAAACAGCATTTGAGCCGCTTACGATGACTTTTTTCCAATTCGGCATAGTAATATAAATTTACACTGTGGTTAGATACATACACTTATGCCGTGTATATGCCTACTTCCTTTCGGCCTACAGTACTTTCCTTCATATAAATATCACAGAATCAGGGTAGCTTAACGTAATAGTCTTGAAGTTTTAGAACTAATTCAAATATCTTTTGAACCTGCTCTCCTTTGAAATGAGATTCTCTTATTAAATTTAACAAAGTCTCAACCTCAGGTTTATTAAGACTTAAGACAGGTAAAGGAGCCTTATGGAGCTCCTCTACACGTTTATTATTTACTACTACGTTATTTGCGTTAAAACCCATAACTACTCTTTTGAAAACTCTATTAAGAATATATCCAAATTGTTTCGTCATTACCTATAAATATATTACCTTTTGCAATGTACCGACCTGGTGCTGTTGTTGGATCTCCGCTTGAACCTAAAACCGCTGCTGCCATAAATGCATCAGGTGTATAAGTACTTTGATTGGCGGTAAATGAACCAGTTAATCCCCATCTTGTAGTTCCGCTATCGAATGCAAATAATTCGCCTACATTCTGTGTTGCTTGCTGTACTACGATACCCCCATCACCTGCTGCGTTTGATCCAGAAGCAAGAAGAATAAATCTATCTGCAACCTCAAGATTTGTTGTTTGTTGGAAGCTAGCAGTACCGAATACTGTTAAATTATTACTAACTACTAAATTGTTACCAATAGTAACGTTATTAGGTAACCCGATTGTTAGCGTTTGAGAGGCAGCTGATGTTTCTATTTCATTAGCTGTACCGGTAATTGTAAATACCTGAGTTAAAAGATCTACATTACCGCCTCCGGTTGAACCAGAGAAGTCTAATTCAGTTACAAGGCCGGTTAGTTGTGAACCGTCTCCTTTAAATGATCCGCTAAATGAACCAGTTAAGCTTGAATTGGCGCCAGTAAGAACTATTGATGTAGAACCGGTTATTAAAGTACCGTTATCAAAGAGACTCGAATTGGTAAACTTATTATCTGTGTCATTCCACTTTGTAATAGCGTTTTGAGAAAGTTGAGCAGCACCGCTGACTTCTACTGTTACGTCAGTACTACCGTTGAAAGAAAAAGCATTAAGACCTCCGCCAGCTACTTGAGATAAAGTACCTTTTGTTCTACCTGCAATTGAAGCGCTTACGGCATGAGAGGCACTAAGTATGCTATCCATACCTAGAGGGCCATCTACCCCGCTACTTAAAATATAAGAAGCAGTAGTTGCGGTAAATGAACCGGTACCTTGATAAGAGAATAAACCTGTAGTTGTATCATAAGAAACTATATTCGGCTTATTTGCATTGGTTAGTCCTAAAGCGTTTAACGAGCCGGTTACAGCTAAGTTACTACTAATACTTAAATTACTTAACTGAGCTACACTTCCCGATACTATTACTTTTTTCCAATTTGCCATTTTCCTGTCTTTTTATTTTAATAAATAGTTAATTTTAATCTAAACCTACATAAAGATTATTTGATGTAAACCATATTCCTCCATTAGGTGCAGTGCCGGTAGGAATCGCTGATTGAGTCGCGAACTGTACAACACTTTCGCTTACTGTAAATACAGGCTGTTGTGTCTGTTTATTTCTAACATAAAAATAATTGCTATATATGTCTACAATAGTAGCTGACCCGGTTACGAAAAAAGTACTACCTGTGTAAATTAAATCAGATGACGCTGTAGCAGCATTAGTCGAACCGTCAGAAATAATTAATCTACCAGGTCCTGCGTTGTTGATTGTATTAAAACCCTCCCCAGATGCGCCTACTGGTATAAATGCAAATTGATCTCCTTCAGCGGGGTCGTTACCTGCTGAAGTTAACTGTGATACTCCATAACTTTCGTAACCAGATTCAGGGGGTGCTACGCTTGTAATTTGTAGTAGTTTAAAGGTACCTGCTTCTGCAAGGCTTACAAGTTTTATTACTGTACCTACTGTTAGATTATCTAAATAACCTGAAAAACTTACGTTTGGATCATACGCAAAATTGTCGAACGATGCAGCAGTAGGAGATGATGACCAGTATTGATTTAGTTTAAAAAATCCGTTACCAGGATCTACTCCTGTATTTAAACTTGATGTATATTTCCATATAGCTAATTGTCCTCCGTTCTCTGCACTTAGGGAAAGACCGTTTACAAATAAAGCGCCGCTTATATTTGTACTCCCCGTTACATTTAAGCTACCACTTATAATAGCGCTTCCAGTAAAAGGGAAAGATGATACGTTAGCAACATACGATGCTGTAAGAGCATAAGAAGCAGATATAGCATTTGAGATTGAACCGCTAAAATAAGAAGCAGTTAAAGCATGTGATGCTGTAAGAGGAACAAGACTTGTTAAATTTACTAAAAAAGTTGAACCGTCTCCTTTAGTAAATGTAATAGAAGGATTAGAAAATGAAGCTGTTGTAATTAAAGACCCTGTAGCCGCTCCTTGTATAACCGATGCGGTAGTAGCATAAGAAGAGGTCCCAAATAATGAACCGGTTAATCCTGCAAAAAAATTAACAGTATTTAAAAAGTTTGCAGATCCACTTACTCCAAGACTACCTGAAATAAGGATTGTACTACCGCTTACTCCATTTAGAGCGTAAATAATTCTGAGAACCTGTTCGGACTTAATTAATTGACCGGGGGATATACCGGAAGTTGATATAGTATCTGCCACTCTAAGAAATTTGATTATAAATAGTTCGTTCCGTAACAATAAGAAACCTACCTTACTGCACCTGTTCGGTTGTAAATACTATTTTGCATATATTATAAGTTTTTCCTGAAAGCTGTGCTAAATAGGCATTTAGCGAATCCGGAATAAGGTAACCGTTGACAGTCAAATCAAATTCAGTTCTTACCAATCTATCTTCACCTTGATCATAGACTTGCGCGTCATTAAACGTCTCAATTTTCGCAAGAAACTGAAATGAATCAGGGTCACCCCAGTATGAATTAGAAGCAAAATTAACAGCTTCTATCAACTTATTCATTTGCTCAACATAGTTTGTCCACATTATTACTGTATAATTTACAGTAACGTAGTCAGGCGTAACTACAACCGTATATTCTTTCTGCGGCTTTTGATTTTGCAAAACATTGAAGTTATCATATACGTTTCTTTTTGAGAAAGCCTTTTCGTATAGTTGAACATTTTTAGCAACATTACCGTCTATTTTATTTCCGAGCGTTCTATTCTGTACAACTGAAGATCTTTTAAAAACTAAAAGAGGGGACATTATTTTTGCTACATTATTACGATAGTATCCGTCTTTTTGTATTGACTTCCATTTTTCAGGTGAACCGTATATAACAGGTACAAGTACCGTAGAATTGTTTTGAAATACCGTAAGCTTAAGAACGTTTGCAAAATGGTACATTATTGATTGATCAATATCTTTTAATCCTATTGAGAATTTTTTGTCTCCTGTAGGTTCAAAAGCAGTTTCATATGCCCTGTTAAATTCTGGTTGTCCTGGTTTAAATGGTTCAGAAAAAACTATATTTGGATTACCATACTGCGGATCAGCAGGTATGATAAGTTTATTCATAAACTCCCTTCTATTCTCTGGACGTACTATTTGTGGCATATTAGAGTCTCTGTTGTGTTATACCTAATCTTTCAGGTGATGTCATATGGGTGTTTAAAATGATAGAAAAACTAGCACCAAAGTTGTTTAATCCTTCGGAGTAAGAATAGTTGGGATCTTTTCCAAGGAAAAGCTGATTTTCGTTAGTATTATCTACTTCGTAATATAATTCGTTATACATAATAATATCACCGGTCTCAGGCACTATATTAGCTAATTCTAGATCAGGCTTTAAAAATCTAAAATCTACTTCCCTTCTACTATCAGGTCCGAAATTATTATCAGTGATTGTAGAGAAGTCGCCCCTGTCTATTAAACAGTTTAAAAGTACCGGGCCGATATACTGCTTAACTGATGATTCTCCATAGATATTCGGAGGGGATGAGGGTATTACTACCTTATAGTAGCCTATTTGCTGGGTTACTACGTTATTTACAAACTCGCCAGCTACGCCAAGTTGCATTGTTGCATCTCTTACTGAACCGAACAGTGCCATAGTTATCCGATATATACCATTAACGGTATACTATTTAAAGTATCGTTAAGAGAATTGTTTTCCGACTGTTTTCTTTCGAGCTGCTTCTGTCTTGACATGTCTTCGAAGTCAAGCCGTAATTTTTCACGTAAAGCTACTTGCATTTCTTTACCACGTGAGATTAAATCAGCAAAATTGAGTGTAGCTTCTGCCCCTGGAATAAGTACAGTTTGGTATTTTCCGCGTATCAAACCAAGCAATTCAGAAGTAAGTGCAGCTGTATATTCTTTGATCCATTGTTTGCCCGGTTGATTAATATAGGAGTATGTGATTAGACCGTATGGAGCTAATGCTGCATTTGCTACTAGACCTCTATTACTGCCGTATGGGCTATTTTCAGTCAAAGACATAAGGTCTGATTGGAATGCATATTGAATTGAAATACATGAACGGTATCCGCCATAATTACTGCCTAGAGGTACAGGAGTAATTCTTAAGTTAGTTCCAATAAGCTCAAACGACCATTCAGGAAGCCGTACGTCATTTGACATTTCTAATTCTTGAATTCTTTGAATATCCCAAAATACAGGATAATAAGTAGCAGCGTTGTTCCCTCCACCCATAGCTCCGTATCCGCCCCAACTACCAGGCCATGCACCCGATCCACCTAATTGAGGATAATAAGCACCATACCCGTATCCGTAAATCGCAGGCGGTGCTTGATACATTATTCTTTGAATTACTATTCTATCTCCCGGACTCATACTCTGTGATGCTACTGCCCAGTCGTATACGTTATAGTTTTGCTCTCCAGATATAAGTTCCAACGAACCACTTCTCCAACTTATAAATCCACCTACTCCTGCTACTTGACCGTAAGTTTCGGCTATATTAACTAGGTTGGTTAAGTTAGGCGAGACTACAATACTGTTTAATAGAGAGGAAGTCGGCTGTCCTTCAAGCGTTAGGTAATTGTCTTTTATCTTAAGTTGATATAATTCTTCGGCGTAGATTGAAACGGCTTCTTCAAAACAAGCGTAAATCGATCCGGACTGTAGTTCAACGTCGAGTACGGGATATCCTAGTTTCCATGCACAGTAGTTTGCTACTTTTGGTCCATCGGTTTGATAATCAGCGTCATTATCGTAAAATCCAAATGGGGTACTGCCTGAAATTGGCCCTGGATCGCCGTTATAAATTATTGGATTAGCCATTTTTTAATCTCTATGATCTAAATAAATTTTCAAAATATCTTCAACGATTGGATCGCGATGATTAGTTTTCAGAGTTACAACTGAAAAACCTATTACGTTGGTCAAGTTATTACATATAAATCCAAAACCTGATAATTTTTTATCTTTTAAATCAATCTGTGCAGTATCACCACATATAATCATTCTTGATCCTTCACATATTCTACCAAGAATTAGCTCCATCTGCCTGTGTGTAATATTTTGGCCTTCGTCTACTACTACACAACAGTTTGTAAGATTCCTGCCTCTCATAAATGCTACCGGAATAACCTCTATTCTACCTTCAATAATTTCTCTATCTATCTTTTCCTTATTATAGAGCCTATACATATTATCGTATATAGCTGCTGTATAGGGAGCTAGCTTAGCGTCTTTATCTCCGGGCATGAAACCTAATTCTTCTCCAGCAGTTACGGCAGGTCTAGTTAGTATTACCTTTTCAACCTGTCCGGTAAAGAGTAGATCGAGTGCAGCTTGAGCAGCTACTATCGATTTTCCTGATCCTGCACTACCTTTTAGTACTGTTATCTTGTTTTCAAGAATAACTGATTTCGCAACTTTCTGTTCTTCATTAAGTGTAACCTGAAATTTAATTGGATTCTTAAGTTTTTTCTTTCTTGTAACTGTTGTTGTCACCATGCATAGACCGTTTGATATAAATAGTAAGCAAAAGAGAATAAAAAACCCTCAAAAGAGGGTTCTATATTATATATTTTCAAGGATTTATATTAGGGGTTGGGGTATTGATAAGAACCTGAGTAGAGAACGGCGATACCGGATGACTGTGAGACTTCAGTAATTGCGCCGAAAACACCGTTACCGGCTGTAAATGATGCACTAATCGGTCCTCCAGTTAGACTGCTGAATGATATTATTGCGGTAGTATTTGTTACTGGTAGATACCAAAATGCATCAGCTTTTGTATTTATTGATCCACTAACGATTGTACCACCGTTTAATCCGTATGGATCTCTGCTTAAATCTAATAGAGTAGGCATTAATAATTTTAATATAAATAGTAGATATAAGTATAAAAAAAACCGGCCTTACAGGGCCGGTCTTTATTTTTTAAGCTAGTCTAAGTTAGCTAGCTTGAGCTACGTTTAAGTTAGCAACGTATACCTTACCGTAGTACTCAGGACGAATCATCTTCTTCGCGTAGCGAGTCATAATACCTTTTCTTGGTGTGAAGGTATCTGGATCGTACACTAGAGGTGTCATAATTAACGGTACGTATGGGGCGTAAACGGCACCACACTCTAGGAATTGGTTACCACGGAAGCCCATCAAAATAGTGTTCTCAGTCATATATGGGTTTTTGTAAACCTTATAACGACTGTTTAACTGACCGATTTTCTGAACACCGAATGCATACTTCATAGTATCTGCAGCTCCGTCTGAGTCAGCAGCAAATCCAGGAATAGATTCAAGGATTGTAGCTACAGTTGGAGAACAAACTAGGAAGTTAGCACCGCCGCGAAGGGTCAACTGGTGGATTTTGTTAGATACAGCCTGAAGCTTGATACCCAAAGTTTGGAACCAAGACATTTGGTTGTAGTAAGCACCAGCAGTATTGCTTGTGTAAGCAGTACCGGCAGCGTTAATTTGATTACCGATTTGAGCTGACCAGTTAGCAACTGTCTGTGCGTTCTCAATAAGCATATCAAGAATCTCAAGATCAATCTCAAGAGAGATATACTCAGAAAGCATACCGGTCAATTCAGCTTCAGCATCCAAGCTATGATAAGCATTAAGATCCTGAGCGAATTCCGGAGTCCATTGTGCTTTCAACTTACGTGTCTTAGCTGAGATGGTCTCTGACTTCATCTGAACGTTAATCTCGGGTATAACGATCGTAGTTGAAGAGGCAGCGTTCGGATTAGAGAATGGTGTTGGTGTATCACCAGGTGCATCTTCAAAATCACCGCGAGTTTGGAAATTGGTTTGCTTATTGTAGAATACAATAAGTGAACCGGTTACAGCATCGATAGCTGCTGCATTTGATCCGCTTACATAGAATAAGATATCGCCACCGGATAAAGTAGTAAAATCATTAATCAAAGTAGAAGGGGATAGTATAGCAGAGCTAGCGCTCAATTCGAAAGCACGGATACCGTTAAGGTCAGGGGTGCTTAAAGAAGAAGTAGGAACTGCGATCTGAATCATCTTGCTATCTACAACAGACTGAGAGTAGTCTTGGTTGAAGTTAACGTTAGCAAAAGTTGCGGCAGTTGTTACAACTGTACCTGCAGAAGCAGAAAACTGGTTGATAGAATATCCGTAACGGCCTTGACCATAAAGACCACCTTCAGCAAGGTTACCAAATCCGCTAGTAGCAGTTTGGTTTAGAGTACCATAAACAGATTGTCCCTTTACGAAAGGCTTAGGGATGTTGTTACCATACTGGAAATCTAAGTAAAATACTAGACCAGCAGGGAGGTTCATTGGCTGTACGCTAACGAACTCTTTTGACGCAATTTGTCCGAAGATCTTACGAACGAGAGGTAAAGCTACACCAGCCCACTGCTCACCATTACCAGGAGTAAAGGTTGCACCGTTGGTTACGCCACCACCAGTTGTAGAAGATTCAAGTACGAGTTGTTTTGCTTGGTTTTCAAGAATAACGGCCATATTAGTTCGGTCGTAATCTTTCAAACCCTCGAGTAGGCCGGACTTAGCCCACTTCTTAGCAAGTTTCTGACTAACCCCCATTTGATCGGTATATGGGTTAGCGCTTTCTAGAAGGGAATTAACTAGGTTTGACATTTTTTTAATGTTTAGTTTAGAGATTGTTATTTTTTTATTCCAGCAAGCTGTTGCCATCTTGATACAAAAGCATCGGCTTCAACAATCGGACGAGCTGGAGCGCTACCGATTGGTTTTGATGCAAAACCTACGGATTCTTTAAGTGAAGTTTTTTTAGCTTCTACACTAATTGACTCAAGTAAAGTTTTGTAAGTATTCTCAACCTCTTTGATTGTTGTTGTTCTGTCAAATGCGTTGATTACTTTCGTTTTTTGTGATTCAGAAAGATTTTTTGCCTTGAATATTTTATTTACATATAGAAGTTTTGCACTGAAAAGATTGATTTCATTAAGTTCGGTTTTAAGTGCTTTTATCGTTTTAACAGCTTCATTAAGCTCTTTCTTTATTTCTTCAACCTTGTAAGTGCTTTCGGCTTTAGGATCGATCTCACCACCCGGTCCTGTACCTTCATCTACTTTATCATTGTGGTGATGCTTTTTCTTAACTTCTTCCATTTTATGCTCTTCTTCTTCAAGTTCGGCTAGAATTTCATCAAGAGAAATTTCTTCCTCTTCTCCTGCCTCCATTTCTCCGCCGCTTCCTAAATCTGTTGCAAGTTCAGTACCGCCATCTAGTGATGCTCCAGGAGCCATATCACCGCCCTGTAATTGCATGAATACATCACGAATGATGTCTTTCAATTCACCTACAGTAATATCAACTACTTCTTGCTCTTCACCGCCTCTAGCCGCTTCGATGTCTTTAGTAAGGTCCTCGCCGGCTTCTTCAGCCTCGTCGTCTTCTTCTTCTTTTTCATCATCAGCTTCGTGAAGTTTGTGATCACCATGACTAGTCTTGGCTTTCTCATCATAACCAGTTTCACCTTTAGCTTTCTTTCCATCGTATCCGTCAGACTTAACGTGTCCTTCTTCAACTTTGTCTTCTCCTTCTTCTACTTTCTCTTCAGAAAGAGCGTCCAGTTCAGCTAAGATTTCATCGAGGGTTGATTCTTCCATATCAGCAGCTTCATCATGCATTTCGGCTTCTTCAACCTTTTTGTGATGCATTTTAGCTTCTTCAACTTCAGCTCCCTCTTCAATGCCTTCTTCTTCCATTTCTTCAGAAAGAGTCTTGGACATTGTTTCCTTGATGAAAGGCTCGAAATGCTCGGCGAGAGTAGTTCTGGCGGCAGCCATTGCAGTCTCACGAACAGCCTTTGCGTCAAGGATTGCTTGCTTAAACAATTCTTGATTTTCCATCTTGAAATTTGTTTCGGGGATTGCTAATTAGAGTGTAGCAATATAAGGGTGTATAGAATACGAGATGCCATATTAGGATGGCATACGTTCATAAATATCTCTGCCTGTACGGAAAACCTTGATTCTTAGTGAAAATTTTTTATTACCACTCTAAGTAGAGTAGTTTTTCTTTTTCTAAACGATCAGTTAACGTTTCAATATAATCGTAAATATTTAAATAATAGTCAGAATCGATATCTTGTTTGATGCCAAGGTCGTACAGTACACGACGTAAGTCGTCAGAGAGGTCGCAGCTGAAAGCTCCGTACTTGTAGGCAGCAAAATCTCTATCACTGATAGTGGTAAGATCAGTTTCTTTAGTGATATCGTAACAGCCTCTTTTTTTTGCTATATAAGAAAGAGTTCGTGCAATCGGATCTAGTGTAGTGATTGGTAATTTTTTAATTTTTTGAGTTCCGTCTTGAGCAAATTCGGGAGTGTCGGAGAGGTCTAATGATTCCGGTAGTCCGTAAGGGATTCCAAGTACTCCGTGTACGGCTTTTCTAAAGGCTTTTTGAGATTCTAATTGAATTGATTTCATAACTACTTCCTGAAGTGCTGGGTTA